GGGAGATCCGGAACGACTCATGGTAAACTTTAACGCCACCCAGGTCGGCCTGGAGCGAACCGCTGCATTTTACTGCGACCTGCCACTCGGCATCGATGAGAGACAGCTGGCCGGAAAGAATCAGGAAGGACTGGAGAAGACAATCTACATGATCGCATCCGGTACCGGAAAGATTAGAGGCGCAAAGGGCGGCGGCCTGCAGACGATGAGACAATGGAGAACCGTAGCCATGGCAACCGGCGAGGAACCACTCTCCACAGATACATCACAGACAGGTGTCAGCACCCGTGTGCTGGAAATCTACGGCGGACCATTTGAGACAGAAGAACAGGCCAGCCTCATGCACCAGGAATCAACGCAGAACTTCGGATGGGCGGGCCCGGAATTCATCGAACACGTCCTGAAGGTTTCAGAGAAAAGCATCTGCGATAAATACGATGAGATGCTGCGATACGTGATGAGCATAGCAAAGGGAAAGAGCGGAAGCCATGTGGCCGGAATCAGTGCGGTCGCCCTGGCCGATGCCATGATAGATACCTGGTTCTTTGATAACCAGGATGCACCGGATCCCGAAGCGGATCCGAAAAAGGAAGAAGGGAAAGACGATGAAAAACAGATAACAATCAACCAGGAGTCCTGGGACAGAGCCAAGAGGATGGCAGCGTCCATCCTTCAGGAACAGATCGCAGCAGCATCCGGAGACGTAAACGAAAACGCCGTGCAGTTTATCACCGACTGGGTAATCTCCAACAAGGCATACTTCGGAGAGAAAGCCATCGGAACGTGCCTCGGCACCATGAGCGAATCCGGGAACGTGGCGTACATTTTCCCATCAACACTGAACCAGGCGCTGACCAAGGCAGGATACAGTCCAAGGAAGACGCTCAAATACATGGCAGACAACGGACTGATCGCCACGGCAAGCGAGGGATCCGACTCGAAGCAGCGATACTCAGTAAAGCGACGATTTGACGGAAGAAGCTGCAGGTTCGTGGAATTCAAGATCGGACAGTTCAGCGAAAAGGATGACGACATCGAATCTGAAGCTGACAAATACGAGCAGGAATCATTCACGGATTCAGACGGATTCATGAGCGTGCCAGAAGGCATGGAAGAAGAATTACCATTCAAATAAAAGGCGCAAAAATCGCCTGAAAATGTTCCCACTCAAAAAAGTGGGAACGCGAGTGGGAACGCGAGTGGGAACGCAAGAAACCCAGCAACCGCGCGGCTTTTAATAGATATGTTCCCACTGTTCCCACTAATTCCCACTTATTTATTGTTTCGTGGAAAATTTTACACACGATGCACGAATTTCATGCATCACATGCAAAATTCTATAAAAACATGGTGTGTATTTCAAAAAAGTGGGAACAGTGGGAACACTCAGCGCAACCCGCGTAAAATAAGGGTTTGTCGCGTTCCCACTCACAAAATGCAGAAGTGGGAACAGGAAGGAGTGGGAACGGTGGAATTAGACCTAAAAAAACTGAACCAGGACATCGCAACCCTGCGTAAAAACAGGGAAAACGTGCCACTGGAACTCCTGAAGACCAAATACAAAAAGCCTTATGCAAAATTGAAAGAGGAAATCCGCGCACAATTTGAAATTTACGTGAAACACCTCATCGTGCTCGGAATTTTGAAAACAGGTCCGGATCTAACTGGAGCGAAAGCCAAAAGCATGGTCGATCAGATTCAGAAAATCATCGATGAGGAAAAGGCAGCAGGGCACCAGAAGGAAGTCACGCGTGCAGTATTTGAAGAATTCAATCTGACAAAAGCAGAGAACCTGGCCTGCGGATATTACACAGACCGAGTCAAGTATGAAGCATACGCACCGTACTGGCTGGAGCATATCCACCAGGAACCGGACGGAAAAGTGACAAGCGACCTGCTGCCAGGCATGACATGGCACCCGGAAGCGGGCGTGTGGGTTTCCTTTTCAGAGCCATCGTTCACTTTGATGATGCCGCCCACCCAGGCAGGAATCGATGCGCAGCATAAGGAAGACACGGAGAGATTCAAAAAATATTTGAAAGAGGTGAGGCAGGAATGAGCTACCAGGGAAACAACCCGGAAGGATATCCGGATCCGACAGCCAACCAGGCAGTAGGAATCGTATCCAGGGAAGAAAAGGAAGCTGCGAAAGCAAAGAAGCGGGCAACCAGGGAGTATGACATCAGAGCAGCCATGAAAGCAATCAGAGCGATCGCTGGAGCATACGGACTGACGATCGAGAACAGGATCACATTCAAAGACAAAGAAACGGAGGAAATATTCAGATGACCAACAAGGAAAGATTTATCGAATTATTAAGAAGCACAAAGAGAGAAGGAATCGAGAAGCTCATCGACTTCCTGGAGAAGACAGACTTCTTCACGGCACCGGCGTCAACCAGATTCCACTCCAGCTACGAAGGAGGACTGCTGCAGCATTCGCTCAATGTTTACGACTGCCTGGCTGGCCTCGGAACCACGACCGGAGATGTTCAGGAATTCCAGGCTGCAGGTATGAGATTAGACTCCATCCCACAGGAATCCATCATCATCGTGGCGTTGCTCCATGACCTCTGCAAGGTGAACTTTTACGCCACAGAGATGCGCTGGCGCAAGGATGCCAATAACAAGTGGGAGCAGTACCCGGTATACGCGGTCAACGACAGAAATCCATACGGCCACGGCGAGAAATCAGTCATGATGGCGTCAGAGTTTATCCGCCTGACCATGGAGGAACGATACGCAATCAGATGGCACATGGGAATGAGCGAAGCCAATATCATCCAGACATACTGCCAGGCCGCAGAGAAATACCCGCTGGTATTATTCACGCACATGGCGGACCAGATGGCCACAAGCTACCTGGAGACCAACACCGGAAACAAGAAACCGGAAGACATCTACCTCGGAACGGAACCAGCAGCGCAGGATCCGGAAGAATTCGCAGAGGCAGAGCCTATCTAACAGGAGGGCAGCCATGAACACAGAAAGAGACGACAGAGAGCAGATCGAGGCCATCAGAAAGATGATGGCCGAAAAGGAGGAAAAGAAGCGTGCTAGAGAAATACGAAAAGGACTTCGACGAAAACGAATTCATGCGTTCCTTCATGGAAAGAAAGCAGATAAGCACTAAGAAGCAGGCGCTGGCTGAGCTTCGGAAGCTGATAAAGAAGGAAGGATACTATCAGACGAAAATCAAGGAAGCTCTGAAGAAACGATATCCGGACGCCTTCGTGGCCAAGATCTCCCAGGGAGCATACAGCCAGGCAGGCATCCCGGACGTCATGTTCATAAAGGACGGTCACTACTTCGGATTTGAGGTCAAGCGTCCAGTCGTCGGAATCAGATCCAAACTGCAGGAGCAGACAGCCAGGATGATCCAGGCCGCAGGCGGAACCGCAGCGTTCGTCTGCTATCCAGAGGAAGCAATCAGAGAGGTGGAAGAATATGAAAAGAGCCAAAGATAAATACATGATCAACCGCACCAAATACAAAGACATCAAGAGATACGACCATCAGCAGATGGAGGACTTTCTGACAGACGTCTACAAGAACGGATACGCAGACGGAAAGGAATCCGTGACCGGAGTGGAACTTCAGGACGTGGAAAAAGCGCTGCAGGGCGTCAAGGGCATCGGGCCAATCGTGTGGAACAGAATCAAGGAACGTCTGGCCGAGCTTTTCAGAAAGGAGCAGTCATGAAAGCACTAACCATTATACAGCCATGGGCGACACTGATCGCAAGCGGTCACAAAATGAACGAAACGAGATCCTGGAAAACCAACTATCGCGGGGAAGTTTTAATCCACGCAGGGAAGAACCCGAAGGACTATACAAGCGGATGCTACATTGACGATCCGGATGGCCGACATTTCCAGGAAGCTGGAATCACACCGAATAACTTCGAGGACCTGCCAAGAGGATCAATCATCGGAAAAGCAACCCTCGTAAATTGCATCCACATCAATAAGGAGTTCAGAGATCACCTGAAAAGAAGCAATCCCGCAGAGTATGCGTTCGGAGACTACCGGATAGGAAGATACGCGTGGGTGTTTGAAAATCCGGTGCTATTTGAAAAACCAATACCGGCAAGGGGAAGACAGGGATTGTGGAACTGGGAGGATGACGCCAATGAGTAAAAGAGAGTCGATAAACCAGGAACCGCTCACCATTGAAGAACTGAAGACAATGGCTGGACTTCCGGCCTGGTGCCCGGAAGAAGAAGCATACGGAATCGTGATGTGCGATAAAATCGGACAATGGGCTGGAATCCCATTCTTGCATGGAGTCTGGTACAGCGACGATGACGGAGTAGGCGTGGAATTCAACCACAACATCATCGGAAGAAAGCTGAAATGCTTCAGAGTAGAGGACAAGAAAGAGATTGCCATGCCGCCGCAGAACAAAGAGATCGGCTTCGGAGACCAAACGCTGGCATGCCCGAACTGCGGTCAGAGCGCCATAGCGAATCCGTTCAGAAAAGACAGAGAGATCTATCCATACTGCCCATGGTGCGGTCAGAAGCTAAAGGAGGCAGAAGATGAGCAGACAGAGTAGAGAACTGAAGAAGCAGCAGGAAAGAGCCAAGAAGTACGGATGCGACGGAAGATGCTACTGGAGCACCGGAATGTGTCCAAGCGTCGAGATCTGCGACGAAACCAGAGTCGGAGAGGCCATCGCAACGGCAATCGGGCTAATCACAGTCTTAGCAATGATAGCCATGGTTCCAATCATCGTGATCGGCGGAGCAATCATGCTGATCTGGTCAATATTTGCAGGATAAGGAGGAAAAGGAATGGAGAACGATAAAATTCACGACTACACAGATGCATACCTGGAAAGCTACCTGAGAGCGCTGGACAAGACGCACAATCCAGATCTGGCCATTCAGACAGCGATGGGTGTCACTATTGTTTTAAGAATGATCGATGCGCAGAACGAACCGAAGCAGCCAGCACAGTCGCAGATCAATCCAATGGCGGCGCTCTTTGGAGCTATGATGCAACAAGCAGCGAAGAACCAGCAAGAGGAAGGCAATCCAGAAGGCAGCGAGATCGAGAGCGACGACGATGAATAAGTCGGAAAAAT